CCCAAAATTTTTAAAAAAATTCATTTGGTTTTTTGGGGTTTTACTTAGCCCTGATCTGGAAAGATTGGGGCTTTTTTTGAAAAGATTTTCCGGTATAGTTATTGCCGGAATGAAAATAAAGAGTATTTTTGTACCGGCAAAAGAGCCACTCCCTGGCAGGAGTTATAAAAGGTAATTTCAACAGCGCCTTTGGGCGCGGGATTTGTGGTTCATTACCTTACCACATATTTCGCTTTGATGCCAGTCAAGCGACCCGCACCCAGAGGCGTTTTCTTTTTTGGTCAAATGGCTGATTTAAAAAAATCATTCACCAATATTAGCGAAGTTGCCCGGCAAAGGCTTGGCATAACCCGCGATGAATATGCGCTTTGTGCGTATATCGCATACCGAATCGCAGACCCTCGACAGCGAATTTCCGGGTGGTGTTGCGATACAAAAGAGGAAATCGCCGCATTTGTTGGCGTTACGCGGGCGGGGCTTTATAAGATGGTTTCCCGGCTTATTGTTGAGGAATTGATTGAGGCGGGCGGGGCTGTTCCGTTTGTTTGGAAAGTCACCACTAAATGGGTTGATACCGAAAACAACTGTAAACAAAGTTTACAAGACAGTGTAAACAAAGTTGACACCGACTGTAAACAAAGTTTACGCCGTACTGTAAACAAAGTTTACACGCATAATAAGGTAGAGTATGATATAAGTAAGAGTAAGGAAGAGAGAGGCGACAACGAAAAAAACTCCCCCACTCCCGACGGCAATTCCGTTTCCTTAGAAGCCGAAAAAGAAAAAAAGAACCCCCCGGTCCCGCCCGCCCCCCCTTATTCCGGTCCGACCCTTGTCGAACTTCACGACGCCGCACACCCGGACATTCCGGTTTTTGACATTGTTCCGCCCGCCCCCGTCACGCAGCCGCCAACAAACCGCATCGGACTTGGCGACCGGCCAAACGCTGAAACGCCGGTACAACTCGAATCCGCCCTGCGCGAATTTTACACGGATTGGCCGAACGAGTGGATAGTAGGGATATTGGAAAACGGCAGGGGCCGGAAATACGACGCATCGAAACAGGTTGAAATAGTGAAAGACTTTTGCTGCTGGGCAGTTGACAACAACAAACAGCGCGACACATTCCGCCAACTCAACGCCCGCTTGCAAGGATGGTTCCGCAATGAGCAGCACAGCACATGGAAACAGGCCAAGCCGGGGCAACCCGGCAACACAGAGAAACCTGTTTACGAACGACCAAAAAATGCAATTTACTGAAAATGAACAAATATATCGCTTTTTCTGGTGGGGTTGAGAGCCGAACAATGGCTCTTTTATACGGCAAAGGTGCGACGGCTGTGTTTACAGACACGGGAAGCGAACACGCAGCGATGTATGCGAAATTAGATGAAGTAGAAAAACGATTAATCGAAATCCATGAAGGCGATTTTAGATTAATCCGAATCCGGGCAAATGTAGATTGTTTGGGGGAAAAGGTAGATAGCGTTGAGGCTTACGCTTTGCGCAGTGCGTTTCTACCTGGAAAGCGCGAAAGGTACTGCACTCGCCTTTTTAAGATTGCGCCTATGGATGCGTTTTTGGCGGATAAGGGCGGATGCACATTGATGATTGGCCTTAATGCAGACGAAGAAAGGGAAGGTAATTTTGGGCTGCTTGCAAATGTGAACTACGTTTGCCCGTTGCAGGAAGATGGGTTAACCCGAGAAATGTGCATTAACCTTTTGAGGGCAAATCAGATGGAGCCTAATTTTCCGGCATATATGCAAAGGGGTGGGTGCTATTTCTGTCCGTTTAAATCGAAAAAAGAGTTTGCCGCAATGGTTCATCTTGTGCCAGATGAAATTGAGAAAGTTAGGAGGCTGGAGGAAAACGTACAGGACAAGCGGAATAAGTATTTCAGAATCAGGAGTAATATGCCAAAAATGGCTGAATTTATAGCGATTGAGAAAAACAACCTGTTCGGCGACCTTTCGGAGTATTACGACGCAGGAGACGAACAATATTCATGCGGTGTATTTTGCCACAGATAAAATTTACTGAAAATGGAAGACCAAGCAACATACCGCCGAAACGGCAACGGTAACGGATCCGCAAAAACTGCTGACCTGTCGAATTACGTGTTCGGCAAGGTTCAGCCACAGGCGATACCGCTTGAGGGGGCCGTTTTAGGCGCTCTCATGCTCGAGCGTGACGCGTTGATGATGGTTGCCGACCTTCTTACGCCGGAAACGTTTTACCTAAACCCGCACCAAAACATCTACCGGGCAATCATTCGGCTTTTCGAGGCGCAAAGCCCTATCGACCTGCTCACTGTAACAGAGCAGATGCGAAAGGATGGAACGATTGAAACGGTTGACGGTGGGTATTACCTTGTTGAACTTTCGCATCAGGTAGCATCCAGCGCAAACATCGAATACCATGCCCGCATCCTTGCGCAAAAGCACATACAAAGGCAGTTGATTGTCGCTGCTACTGAAACCATCCGCGATGCTTACGAAGATGCGACAGACGCCTTTGCCCTGCTCGAAAAGACAGAAGTCAACCTGTTCAAAATCGGGCATCGGAAGGCAAAGTCAGCGCAACACGTCCGGGACATTACCACGAGCGTCATCATGGAGGCCGAACGCGCCATGCAATACACTGGCGAGTGCATCGGTATTCCGTCCGGAATTCGGGCGCTTGACAAAGAAACGGGCGGGTGGCGTTCGCCGGACCTGGTAATCATTGCGGGCCGTCCGGCGATGGGAAAAACCGCGCTTGCCCTGACAATTGCCAAAGGATCGGCAAAAGCCGGCACCGGGGTAGCGTTTTTCAGCCTGGAAATGTCAAAAGCGCAATTGGTTCAGCGCTTGGTTTGCATGGAAGGGAAGGTTAACGGCCAAATGGCAAGAAACGGCAAACTTACACAGGATGATTTTAGGCGGATGTGCGAGGCTCAACCAGTTGTGGACGAAATGCCGATCTACATCGAAGATACGCCGGCCATGTCGGTTATTGAGTTGCGCGCCGCTGCACGACGGCTGAAAATGAAGCACAACATCGGGGCGGTGATCGTTGATTACTTGCAATTAATGCGGGGCGGCGAAGACCAAAGAGGCAACCGTGAGCGGGAAATTGCTCAAATTTCCGGAGGCCTGAAAGCCCTTGCAAAAGAATTGGAAGTTCCGGTCATTGCCCTGGCACAGTTGAGCAGAGCAGTTGAGGTACGCGGCGGGTCAAAACGTCCGCAAATGTCAGACCTTCGGGAATCAGGCGCGATTGAAAACGATGCGGATATAATTCTTTTTCCGTACCGCCCCGAATATTATCAAATAATGGAGGATGAAAACGGCAACAGTCTGGCCGGGGTTGCGGAATTGATAATCGGCAAGAATCGGCACGGAAGATCGGGAATTTCTGTAATGTGCGGGTTTGATGAATTTTATGCGCTTTTCAGGGATTTGGATGAAAAGCCGTCTAACCAATTTCCGGCAACAGCGCCACAATCCGGGGCAAGTGCCGCACTGCCGGAAGGCGCTTCTATGCGGGGGAGAAACGAGGAAGATATTCCTTTTTGAAAACCAATTTCGGCGTGGGCTTTACGACGTGACCGGGAAGGAAATCAAGATTTTGAAATAACTCCAAGCCCCCCGCCCTCCCGGCGATTAGCGGGGATGATCGGGGGGCGACAGTTATCTGAATTTGAAAAAAGATATGAGCAAGAAAAAATCCAACCCCGCCGATCCACGCGAAGCGCAATTAGAAACAGCCCTGACTTCCTGCCGACGCCTAAACCGTGCCGTCCGTTTTTCATTTTTAAGAGAAATTATCCGGGCCTTGAAATGCGAAGATCGGGAAGCGGAAAGCATTTTTGAGGGGTGGAATAAGGCCGGGAAGGTTGCGCAGTATGGAGAGACGGGCGGGATGAAAATTTATTTGTGCAATAATGTTGCATATATGTAAAACATTGTTTTATCTTTGTGCATCAATTAAAATGTGAAAAATGGAAGATTACAAACAGTTTTTAGAATCAAAGCGGCATAGTTCCCAAAATTTTGGGATTGAACCCGTTTTTATGCCCGATGGTATGTTTGACTACCAAAGGCACGTTACCGAGTACGCAATCAAGAAGGGGCGGTGCGCTATCTATCTTGATACCGGATTAGGCAAAACCCTTGTTGAGTTGGTGACAGCGGAAAACTATGTACGCCATACCAACAAGCCCGTTTTGATTCTTACGCCGTTGGCGGTTGCTTTTCAATTTATCAAAGAGGCTGAAAAATTCGGCATCGGCGATATTGAGTACAGCCGAGACGGGAAGTTTTCACAAAAGATAATTGTCTGCAATTACGAGCGGCTACACCTGTTCAATCCGTTGGATTTTGATTGCGTAATTTGCGACGAAAGCAGCATTTTGAAAAACTTTGACGGTGCTACAAAGCAGGCGGTAACGTCGTTTATGCGAAAAATCAAGTACCGCTACCTCGCAACGGCAACCCCTTCGCCGAACGACTTTATTGAACTTGGAACAAGTAGCGAAGCGTTGGGATATATGGGGTATATGGATATGCTCACCAAGTTTTTCAAAAACAATGAGGATACGATTAGCCCGCAAAACATCGGGGTGCAATGGCGGCTAAAAGGACACGCGCAGGAAGCATTTTTTCAATGGGTTAGCGGATGGTCTGTTTCCATGCGCAAGCCGTCTGACCTGGGATTTTCGGACGAACGCCACATTTTACCGGAACTTATTGTGAGTGATCATGTGGTAAAGAATGAAAAGCCATTGGTTATTAACGGGCAGGGTCAACTTTTCAACATCGTTGCCCGCAGTATGTCGGAGATAAAAGCCGAACAGCGGAATACGATTGAGGGGCGTTGCGAGGCTGCTGTTGAATTGGCAGGAAATCACGATACGTCGGTTTATTGGTGCAACCTCAACCCGGAAGCCGACTTAGTAGAAAGATTAGACAGCAACGCCGTACAGATAAAAGGTGGAATGAAGATAGAAAGGAAAGAAGAAATTCTTTTAGCGTTCGCAGAAGGGCAAATAAAGAAACTCATCAGTAAGCCCAAAATTACCGCGTTCGGGCTTAATTGGCAGCATTGCAACCACACCGTTTTTTTCCCTGGATTCTCTTTTGAGCAGTATTACCAATCAATCCGGCGCTTTTACCGTTTCGGCCAAACTCGACCTGTCTACGTTGACCGGGTAATATCAGACGGCCAAACCCGAATTATTCAATCGCTCGAAACAAAGGCGGAAAAGAGCAGCGAACTATTTTCCAAACTCAACGCCAATGTAAACAAGAGTTACGAAGTTGGCAGACGCGATTTTGACAAACAAATTTCACTTCCTTCATTTTTGAAACAACCAAACCAATGATTAAAGAGCAACTTATTACCGACAACTACGCAATCTATTGCTCCGATTGTATGCTCGTTTTGCCAAGCATCGCAGACGCTTCGATTGACCTTTCGGTTTACAGTCCGCCGTTTGCCGGTTTGTATAATTACAGCAGCCATGAAAACGATTTTTCAAACTGCGAAAGCAAAGAACAGTTTTTGCGGCAGTACGAATTTTTGATCGCTGAAATTGCCCGCGTCACAAAACCGGGCCGGATAACTGCCGTGCATTGCACCGACATAATGGACAGCAAAACGGAAAATATGTGGGACTTTCGGCACGAAATAATTGCCATGCACGAAAAGTATGGTTTCCAGTACAAAAATTGCACAACGATTTGGAAGGAGCCATTGAAGGTTCGGATGCGGACAATGGTGCGCAGCCTCATGCACAAATTGATTGTTGAGGACAGTACGCAATGCTTTACGGCCATGCCCGATTATATGCTAATTTTCAAAAAGAAAGGCGAAACAGAAGTTCCGGTTACCCATCCTTTCGGGCTTACGCACTACGCCGGGGCAACGCCGCTTCTCCCAGACCATTTGGATAAATACGGTTTGCCGTTATCAGACTTTGCTCACATGGGAAGTTTTGCCGAATTTTACGACGCATACACGTCCGCTTCTTTTGAGGCTCTAAAGCGCAAGTATGCCGGGCATGAGGATCCGAAAACTAACAAACTTTCTCACATTATTTGGCAGCGTTACGCTTCATCGGTTTGGGACGACATTAGAATTGACAACGTTTTGCCGTTCCGTGACGCAAGAGATGAGGATGACGAAAAACACGTCCACGCCTTGCAGTTGGACGTAATTGATCGTATTGTCGAACTTTACAGCAATCCCGGCGAAGTCGTTTTAACCCCGTTTATGGGCGTAGGTAGCGAGGTTTTTTCTCCAGTTTCGATGGGGCGCTTTGGCATCGGAATCGAGTTGAAGGATTCGTATTTCAAACAGGCGGTGGCAAACTGCAAGGAAGCAGAAAAGCGTTTTCTGCAAACCAAGCCCCGCGAATTGTTCGACCAACTGTCAGAGGTTGAAATGATGTAGCCATTTTTCTTCATTTTCATACTGACCGCCGGGCGCTTTGTCCGGCGGTTTTTTTACAATTTACTTTGCAATCTGAAAACATTGTTTTATATTTACCGCATGAAATACGATGCTGACAAACTCGCTGCCGACGTTA